TATGCAGTAGATCCACTAACAATTCAGTCTATGTTCTATGGATTTCAAGTGTTAGGTGCCCAATCTGATTTTAATCTTAGCACCCATCAATCCGGCGATGCATTTGATGGCTGGCCAAATAACGGCCCTCAGAATCAGATTCAGTGGACTGATACATTCTACATTATGAACTATACTAGTGGGGCAACATTCACTATTGGTCTATATGCAAATGATTTAACCGGGACGTTCAACTATAACTGTGCAGCAATGGTCTCTGTTGTTAGGACAAACGGTACACCAATTCAACCATTCTAACTACGCTAAACGCTAGTTTTATCACTTTGATTATAAAGTGATAAATAATGAAAACACCGCAAAGGTAATAGGAATTTAGCATGGTAATTAAGGTCAGTACACTATTAGCACACAATACCGATGTCGTAGCCGACCCTAGTCCAGTTCTCGGCGGCCCGTTAACTACCAATAATAATCCCATTATAAATGGTGGCAATCCTGTAACAATCACGGGTAATAATTATCCACTTACTACAGGTGTTGCTGGCCAAGTATTAACAACTAATGGCACTGGTACACTAACCTGGCAAAGTCCCGCCGCCGGTCCTGTAACATTAGTCGGCGATGTAACAGGCTCGGGTATATCCCCGGTTACAACAACAATTGCACCAACAGGCGTTGTTGCTGGTGCGTATGGTTCTGGGTCATCCGTTGCAACATACGCAGTAAATTCAAAAGGTCAACTTACCGCAGCAGGTAACACTGCAATTTCCATTACACCATCGCAAGCAGGTTTAGGTAATGTATCCAACTCACTGCAGGTTATAAATGCAGGCGGCGTACCTAGTATGCAAGAAGGTGCTGGTATTCCTGCACCACCTAGCAACCTAGGCGCAGTGTACATAGACCGCAATGTAACCAACGGAAACGGCATTTATTTTTATGATGGTGCAGCATGGCGTGTAGTAGCGCAGAAGTTAAATCTCTATAACGAAAAATCATCCGTTTTTACAGCACCTGTTGCACAAGGCGATAACTCAGTAGCAATAGGTCAAGGCGCCGAAACTACAACAGCAGCAACAGATTCACTTGCTATAGGAATGCAATCGCTTGGTAGAACACCGGGCGGTGTAGTGCAAGCAAGTGGCAGATTTGCAACAAATGGTGATGCACAGGCAGGCAAATATTTATTAAGAACAACAACCATTGACGGGACTGCAACAGAAATGTTTATCAATGGTACAAACGGTGGCCAACGACTAACACTTCCAGATGATTCGACTTGGACATTTAGGGTCACTGTTACAGCACATAGGACAGATTTAAACAATGGACACGCAGGTTATACCGCAGCAGGTGTAATATACAGGGGTTCGGGGGTAGCAACAACAAATATTCAAGGATCGGTTCAAAAGACAGTGTTAGCTGAATCAAATCCAAGTTGGGACATAAATATAACTGCGGATGCTACCAATGGTTCTCTAAGGGTTAGAGTAACAGGTGAGGCAGGGAAACAGATACGATGGGTCGCTTTAATCGAAACAGTCGAGATCACTAATTAAGGAAAAAGAAAATGGATTTTAATTTTGACACGGGCGCGATTTTTGGTGGATTACAATCGCTTGACGTTAGCACATTACCACCACTTGGCGGACAGGCAGGCGTTCTTACTGTTATCGGTACAGGCGCAGTAACATTACCGGGCGGTGTAACTGGCGATCGTCCTGCTTCAGCAGTTGCTGGTATGTTGCGTTACAACAGCACCGGTACAGTTTTAGAATATTTTGATTCAACATCGTGGACACAATTGTCTATCGGTGGCGGTACAGTAACTTCTGTTAATGCATCCGGCTCAAACGGTGTTACAGTTGGCGGCGTGCCAATTACTAGCACAGGTACTATTGCAATTGGTTTAGGCGACATTACACCTACAAGCGTAGCAGCAACAGGTACGGTAACTGGTTCCAATTTATCTGGTACAAATACAGGTGATCAAACAATCACTTTAACAGGTGATGTTACAGGTTCTGGTACAGGATCTTTTGCAACAACACTTGCGACTGTAAATGCATCTCCACAAACTGATGCATTTGTTAAAGTCACAGTAAACGGTAAAGGCTTAGTAACTGCTACATCAGCAGTAACAACATCTGATATCACAACATTAGTTGATGGTACATATGTAAACATTTCCGGTGATACAATGTTGACCGGCGCTAACTTAACATTTGTTGGTGGCGGTGAAGTCTTAGGTTTACCGGCAACGCCATCTGGTGATACAGCAGCAGCATCTAAATATTATGTCGACCAAATCGCAGCAGGTTTAACATGGAAAGCAGCGGTAAACTTGCTATCCAACACAAATGTCCCGCTTACAGGGGCTGATCTAGTCATTGATGGCCACCCAGCATTGACTATTGCTGATACAGGTTACAGAATCTTGTTAAGAACACAGACTACATCCACTGAAGAAGGTATCTATGTAGCTACAATTGATGCGCTAGGTAATTACTCATTAGCACGTTCTACGGATGCTGACACATATCAAGAACTTATTGGCGCAACGGTGTTTGTACTTGAAGGTACTACGTTTGCTAATACAGGATGGACACAAAGTAATCACTATTTGACAAGCTTTGCAGGTCAAACATGGGTTCAGAATTCTGGTACAGGTACATATATCGGCGGCACTGGCATTACTGTTAGTGGTAATACAATTTCGTTGCAAACACCAGTTACTGTAGCAAACGGCGGAACAGGCTTATCAACATCAGCATCAAATGGCCAATTGTTAATCGGAAACGGTACAGGTTATACACTTGCTAATATTACAGGCAGCACAGGTTTAAGCGTTACAGATGGTGCAGGCAGTATTTCTCTTGCAAATACAGGTGTAACATCTATTGCCGGTACAGCAAATCAAATCTCTGCATCTGCATCAACAGGCGCTGTAACACTTAGCGTTCCATCTGCATTCATTGCACCTGGTACAGTACAAGTAACAACATCGCTAACAGTTGATACATTAACACCAAACGCAGCATTATATGCTACAACTGGTGGCCAGATTGTTTCAACAGCAGCACTTACAGATGGTCAAATCCTTGTTGGTTCTACCGGTGGTGCACCAGTTGCAGCAACAATCACTGCAGGTACAGGTATTTCTGTAACAAACGCAGGTGGTTCAATCACTATTGCGACAACAGCAGGATCGCACGTAACATCGTTCAGCGCAGGTACAACAGGCTTAACTCCAGCTACAGCAACAACAGGTGACGTAACACTTGCAGGTACATTAGCGGTAGCAAACGGCGGTACAGGCTTAACTACCTTAGGTACAGCTAACCAGGTGTTCGGTGTTAATGCAGGCGCTACAGCAGCAGAATACAAGACTCTTGCAGCTGGTACAGGCATGTCTGTCGTGCATGGTGCTAATGTTGTTACATTCAATAACACTGGTGTAACAAGTGTAGGATTAACTGCACCATCAATCTTTACGGTAACAGGCTCTCCTGTAACAACAACCGGCACAATTGATTTTGCATTAAACACACAAGCAGCACATGCAGTATTTGTTGGTCCATCAACTGGCACAGCAGTTCCTACATTCCGTTCGTTAGCATATGCAGATTTACCAATCCAGTTATATGTTGAAAACCCATCTACACCTACTGCACCAGTAGCATCAGGTGCAAACGCAGTAGCAATCGGTAGCGGATCATCTGCAACAGCAGTTGGCTCATTTGCTGAAGGCGCAGGCTCGTCTGCAACTATATTTGGTCAGAAAGCCTTTGCTAATGGTTCTTTTGCAACAGCAGGTGATGCACAGCGTGGTTTATATGTTGCTCGCAACATTACAACTGATGCCACACTTACAGAATTATTCTTAGATGGATCTGCAATACAGCTTGTTATGCCTAATAACTCTGTGTTTACATTTGATATCCTTGTTGCAGCTCGTAGAACAGACGCAACCGGTGGTGGTGCAGCATATAGATTTGTTGGTGTGGCACGTAAGGACACAACTGCAGGCTCTGTAACATTCATTGGAACACCATCTAAGACTGTTATCGGTGAAACAAATGCAGCGTGGGACGCAGCAGTTTCCGTTGATACAGGGACAGGTGCATTCCGCGTTCGTGTAACAGGCGAAGCAGCTAAGACAATCCGTTGGGTTGCTACTATCCAAACTACAGAAGTTACAAACTAAACTAGTTTATAACATAATAAAGGGTGCCATTGTGCACCCTTTTTTTATTTGCAAATGATGATAAATACAATAAAATATGTGAGGCTGCATAAATGGATTTTGATTTTACCACCGAGACGATTACCCCCGATAATACCAATATATTAACTATTGGCGGCACAGGTGCGTTAGAATTGCCAAGCGGTACTACACTTCAAGAGCCGCTAACAGCTATTGCAGGTGCAATACGCTGGAATACAACAAATACGCAAGTGGAATATTACACTGGCGCAGCATGGACAACATTTTCTAATGCTGGCGTTGCGTCGTTTAGTGCAGGCACAACAGGTCTTACACCTAATACAGCTACCACCGGCACAGTTACTTTAGCAGGCACACTTGCAACAACTAATGGTGGCACAGGTCTTGCAACAATAGGCACAGCTAATCAGATATTAGGCGTTAATACTGCAGGAACATCATTAGAGTATAAATCTATTGTTGCCGGTACAGGTATATCAATTACTCCCGCAGCCGGTTCACTTACCATTGCATCCACTGGTGCAGGCGGTGGTGTATATACATTTCAGTATCATGCACGCACAAATACACAGGCAGCATCTAATCCCGGCTCTGGTAACCTTGTGTGGAATAATGCAACACTGACTAGTGCAACACAGCTTTACATTTCTGCAACAGATAGCAACGGTGTTGACCAGTCTGTATTATTTGCGTTCTTAACAACATCTAATGTATTTTATGTGCAGGATGCTGATTTATCATCTACTTTCCAACGCTGGCATATAACATCTATTACTAATAATACTGGATGGTATACACTAGGTGTTACTTTGTTGACTTCTGCAAATTTTGCAACAATGTCAAACAACCACAACATATACACCGGTTGGGCTGCAACTACATCCAGCGGTGTTACATCTGTTGGGCTTGCGTTACCGTCGATATTTAATGTGTCAGGTTCCCCTGTAACAACATCGGGTACGCTTACTGGCACCCTTGCAACTCAATCGGCAAACACGATATTTGCAGGCCCCACTATAAGCGGCCCATCTATTCCTACATTTAGAACACTTGGCCTTGCCACTAACGATATAAACGATGTTACTATTACATCAGCTACAACAAATCAGGTACTAGCGTATAACGGTTCACGCTGGGTTAACACCGGCGCAGTAGGTGCTAATGCAACCGGTACAATCGGTGTATCGCCTACCGGTGGCGGCACAGCATGGACATTGATTTCTGGCACATCCTATCGTGCAGATTTTGTACATAACTTAGGCACAACAAACGTTGTCATTACAGTATACGATACAAATAACAACGCAATTGTTATTCCTAATCTTGTTGTAACAACAGATGCTAATACAGTTCGCGTCACTGTAACCGGGAACACAAAAACCCTTAAAGTAGTAGTTGTTGCTAACGGCCAATCTATTGTTGCAGGTGGCTCCACCCCATCATCTGTTATTACTGCTAAAGATGGCGTAACAGTTTCTACAGCAGCGACAAAATTAAACTTTACAGGGCAGGCAGTAAATGTAGCTGACGCCGGCGCAGGTACAACAAACATCACTATTGGATCACGTTTTACATTTTTTGCAAATTCGTTAGATACACCAGTGAACTCTGATTTTGCAGTTAATGCAATTGCAGCAACAGTTACTGATCCAACATACGCTTCATTAAATGTTCGTTCGTTTAGTAATTCCACTGAACAAGGTGTAGCAACTTTAATTTCTATTCCAACAGGTGCTACCACATTAACTATAAAAATGAGAGGCCGTGCACAGACTGCGCCAGGTGCTGCATCAGTTGTCCAGCCGAGATTATATTACAGATTATTGCCAAATAATTCGGCAGTAGGCGCATGGTCCGCAGCACAAGAATTAGCAAACATAGCCATACCTACAAATGCTAATTTTCAGTATTCTACACAGAGTATTGCACTATCCACATTAGGCATGACTGCAGGTAATTTATATCAAATAGAATTGACGCGACGTGTCTCAGGTGTTACGGGAACAAATCTGGCAGCAAACTATCTAATGGCAGAATTGACACTGGAGATTGCATAATGGCAGTCCAAATCACAGGTGCTACTGATAGACATTTATACACAGCGAGTAGTAACTTTTTACAATCTACTGTTCCGTATTCAATTTCTGTATGGATAAATGCAGTATGGAACGGTGGCACACGACTGAGCTTTGTGGGTATGTACAACGGCGGCCTAACTACACCGACACCGACAACGGGGTTGCAGATTGGCACCAGTGCAGGCGCCGGTGAAGTATCGTGCTGGACCTACGGTGGCACAGTTCTTGTGCAAAGTGCTAACGCAGTAATGACACCATATAACAATACCTGGGTTTTGCTAACATACACTTATGACGGCACAAATCATAGGATATATAGAAATAACACCCTACTAAACACTGCAACTGTAGCACAAAATCCAGGGACATTTACACAAATTTATATTAATGGTTATCCCCCAGCCGGTACAACAAATGAAACAGCTACCTACAAGGTAGATGCGTATGCGTATTATGGCCGTGAATTATCTATAGATGAAATTACTACAATTTATAATGCATCAGGCACAAGGCACGGTATTGTCGACAGTTTACTTGCAAGATACGACTTTGACGAATTATCACAAGGATCGACAGTAACCGGCGTTGTTGATATTTCGGGTAACGGAAATACTATATTAAACAGTGGTGCTGGCACAGCAATTACGTATACATATACCAACACTACAGCTAATTCAAATTTAAGGATGGTCCAATAAATGGCAGATGTATTAGGTAAATATTCATTTTTAGACACACCGGACGTCAATGGTGTATTGGTGTTATTGGTGGGTGATGCAACACAAACTATTAATGGAACAACAAATCAAGTTTCCGTAACCGGATCAAACCCTACCATTACTGTAGGTTTATCGGATAACCCAGTCTTGCCGGGAACCGAATCTTTAACGCTACCAAGTGGAACAACCGCACAGCAGCCTGGCTCTCCAGTAGCAGGCATGGTGAGATTTAACACTACATTAGGTTCGACAGAATACTATAATGGTACGGCCTGGATTCCGGCAGGCAATATTATACAGACTGTGGTCGGTAATGTAGCAGCAGTTAGTTCTAATTCTCAGATACCATTTGATAATACAGTACCACTATCTACTGAAGGAGTTCAAATATGGACACAGTCGTTTACCCCAATATTAACAAATAGCACTATCCTAATAACAACATCAGGGTTTTGTACGGTGGCATCCAGTGCTGACATCTGGGTAACAGGTGCAGCATTTAATGGCACCACCTGTTTTTCAGCATCATTGGTGGCATTTACTACCACAACAAACGAAGGACGCGGATTTAGCCTTATTTCAACACAGACATCCGGCTCTACCGCAGCACGAACATATTCTGTAAGAATGGGACCGAATACAGCGGTAACAATGTATGTTAATACCGGCACATCTACTCAGAATTATGGTGGTACAGTGAATATCGGTAAATATATTATTCAAGAAATCGCACCTTAAGGATTATAATGTTATCATATACATATGCAGACGCAATATCACATGGATTCCCTGGGACAATATTCTCGGCATCAGGCAGTGGATCGGTATACGAGGATATAATTTGGCTATCGGGAGATCCGTTACCATCTAAGGCTGATTTAGATGCATGGATAGCAGAAGATATTAAAATAGACATGTGGAATGCAATAAAAGCAGAACGCGATCGCCGTAAGAATGACGGTGGCTACAAAGTTGGCGCAAACTGGTATCACTCAGACACATCGTCTCGCATTCAGCAACTTGGCTTAGTTATGATGGGTGCAAATCTACCAGCTAATCTATATTGGAAAACAATGGGCGGCGGATTTGTTGTAATGACACAGACACTTGCATTGCAGATTTTCCAGACAGCAGCAGCTTCTGACATGGCAATATTTACAGTAGCTGAACAAAAGAAAGCAGCCATGTTGGCAAGTGCCGACCCTGCAACATATGATTATTTAAGTGGGTGGCCTCTAATTTACGGAGAATAATATGAACGGTTTATTTAAATCTATTGCAGACTTTGTTGTTATCAATATTGGTAAGGTACATTGGGGATATAAAAACGGGTTGACCAAATCTGAGCTCACAACTGTAAAAGATTTATTGACACCGCATTATTACATTATTCTTACTCACAGAAAAAATCACTTATCTACATTCTTTGTAGGTTTTGCAAGTTGGGTAGTAACGGGTAAATGGAGTTACTGGGCCCACGCATTAATGAACTTAGAAGACGAATTAAAATCCGATGCTGATTTTAGATTAGTTGAAGCCACAGGCGCAGGCGTAAACTATTCACCGTTTAATCTTGTATTCCAAGTCCACGGTGTTGTATTATTAAAACCTAAGTCTATGTCTGCAGAATATTGGACAGCAGTGATGGATAAGGCTGCAACCGAAGTTGGTAAACCATATGATACATTATTTGATTTGAAGAGTGATAAAGCACTTAGCTGTGTTGAGTTAGTGCGTACAGCACTTATGGCTGAACCAGATTATGAGAAGAACTTTGCTAACTTTGAGAAGATGATTAAAGAACGCAAAAACTTAACACCACAGATGTTTTACGATTGCCCTGACTTTGAGGTAGTATACGAAGTTAGGCACTTGTAGGGTGTTGGCTTAAGATAAGTTTAATCTTATCTATGGCCTTTAAATTACAGAAACTTATTCTTGCACCTTGGTGCATAGGCTTTGGCCATTCGCCCAGAGCGATCCAACAGTATCCACAGCTCTCGTCATTTAGTTCTGGGACAAACTCATCCACTACAACTGCTACAAAGCTGTAGTATTTAAAATGACCATCGCGGCTCTGATAAACATCAAACGGATATAGTTTTTCAATTTCCGGAATAAATCCCATTTCTTCGGTTAATTCGCGCATTAGTGCATCTTTTGGCTGTTCGCCCTTTTCAACCATACCCCCAAACAACGCCCACTGCATAGCATGTGTCTTATGCGGTGCCCGCATATTTAACAATACTCGTTGGGTTTTTGTAGACACAATCAGTGTGCCTACGCCCATTTTATTCGTATTGGTTAATTGTTCCATCTGGTGTTTGTATAATATTATCTATGCGCCAATATCCGCCATTATACTCGCCGTAGTATGTGTAATACCAGTTTGTGCCATCGAAAGTATATTGTGTTGCATTCGATGTATTTACAAGATAGTTTAGCCCCGTAGAATTTCGTGAGTCAAATATAACTTTCCACGCAACGCCGTTAAATTCAATAACATCATTAGGGTATGCAACAATATTGGCTCCCCACGGGCTTGTAGCAACACCTGGTGGAATAGCAGGCTCTTCTCCTACGCTATCGTGCGATGTAAGCAAATATCTTTGCCCAGCTACCGCAGCAGGTAACCCATTACCCGGTGTTGTCTCTGTGGGATCAATGATATCTAAAATAGGTAAAATAGTGTTAGCAGGTAGTGTATCCACATCGGGTGTAAAAATAAGCACGTTTTGACGCAGTGGATCTTGTGCAATACTACCTATAATGTCAGAATCGCTAACATCAATGTTAGGGTCTAATTTTAGCCGAATTTTGGTGATATTAGGCTCTATTTGCCCGTATATTTGTATAAGCTTCTGCCAGCTTTGCATTGGATCAGCATTACCGTTTGCATTTAATAAAGTAATCTCTTCCTGTGCTCCGTTGCGTGCTACAGAGATCTTATAGTTGCCTTCTGTGGTAATAATCTGTGTAGGAATACCTGTAAAGCAAGTTCTAAACACATCATATTCGTTACTGTCGACGGTCGCAGCAACATTTTGTATATCCATGTCGCTAAACACATTTGTGACAATTTCTGCAATAAGTGTACTTCTTTTAACCTTTGCAGGAGGATTAATCCAAATTGGAACTTTAAACTTCCAACTCATAACATCACGCTCTTGCTCACCGCCCTGTGGTATAGAGCGATTAGTCCACGTAAAGTCTTCCATCCATACTTCGAATATACTTGTCCAATCTAGTAAGTTACTATTTTGTTGCAGTTGAATAGACGGATTAAAGAATGAGTTAATTTGCTCCATTAACTGCATCTTGTTTGTTGTATTTGTTGTCCAGCAATCAAGTTTCAAATACATGTCGTATGGTACAGGCATATAACGATCAACATCATATCTAACACCGGGCCCACTTCCGTAAGTCTGTGTTTGCTGATCGAATTGTCTTTCTACTGTTGACACTTTCCCCACAAATTGTGTGTCCTGCCTACGGTCGGGCGCCATTTTGATATTGTCGATGTACACGCTAAACATAGGCGCAGGCATCAATGTGTTCTCACTGCCGCCCTTTATAACCTGTGCCACGACCCAAGATGGGTCACCATAGACAATAGGGACCCTGGATATAGTGTATAGACCGTTAGCATCCGGGCCATTTCTGATTTTTAAGTCAGAGAAAATTCGCATAAACTGTAATAAGTATCTGCGGTGCTGAGAATCATAAAAAAAATCTATTTTGGGTACCTCGTTTAGTTAGGTTTCTTCTTAGCACGGTCATCTGCTATTTTTGATCTTGCATCTTCTTTAGCAGTTACATCTACTTTTCTTTGTGCGTAAAGATCAACCTTCTGTTTCACAACTTGTGATACAGCTTGCTTTTCCGGAATAACTGTGCCATCGGGCAATAAAGTATCCTTGTTGTTATCAATAAAGGTATCCAACACGCGATTATAGGCAGTCCAACTCTTCAAAACATCCACCTCTATAAGTTTGTAGCAGTTACCTTGCTTCTGGAATAATCTCTCTGGGTAGTAATCCAATCTTAAATAATATTCCCCATCTTGCATACCTGGGGGAAATGCAACACCAGCACCTAATAATGGTCCGCCATTTGGTGGTTCACCATCGCCACTAAAATAGTTACTACCTATTACGGGATAGTTAGTTTCTGGATCGATGTAAATGTATAAGTTTGCACTTTCAAAGAATTTCGGATCAAAGAAAGCATATTTTTCAGCCTCTGCAACATTTTTATCAGTGATATCGAGTATTTTACAAAATAAGTTCAATGATGCCTTTATGTCTGGATTGCAACCTGTGCCTGGATTACCATTTGCGTCAGCAGTATCTGTAAAGCCCGGCGGCATAATACCTATGCCTTGCCCGACGCCACCATCTGTTTGACCTGCGTTAGCTTGATCAGTAATCTCCTTAAACTCTGGAGAAGCTGTCATTAACTTAGCTCTGACCAGCCAAATATGTGGAAACCACTTCTGGCCATATCCGGCAGCAGCATATAATGCGTCTTGCACAACATAATACTTATTGATACCAACTGCATTATCAAATATAGGAACATCTCGCATGCTAGGGAACTCTAACACATCACCAGCAATGAGTTTTCTACCCAATGAATCCATCATATCTGTGTATCCAAACTGTATGCGGATAGTATCAGAGCTTAGGAAAATTCCAAACTGCGATAAATCGTAGTTTACATCCTGAGGTTGGTGGTGTCCTCGTAATTCAATGACATCTGGATTATATTTTCTTGCTGTATTTTCTAGAAATAATACATCCTGTATAGATGTTAGTGATGTATCTGTATTACCATCTGAATCTATAGTAGGACCTTCGTACATATGCACAAGGATACCATCACCGCTAATTCGCAGACTTTCGTTTACCACTCTGTCAGTAAAGTTAAAATCGGCACCCTTCTGTGGATTCCAAAGTGATATTCTTGCCATTTTACATTATCCCCATTTCTTATATTTATCAATCAGTATAGGTTATTGATAGTAGCAGTCTGTGATAAATAGCAATAGAATTCTAACGACTAATACAACCGTATTAGACAGGTAATACCTGAACAGGAGCGCACATGTCAGTCACACTTAATGCTAAAGGTACGACCGTACCACATTTTACCATTGGTAAAACAGGCACAACTTTTTATCAAGGTACATCAGACCCGTACCCAGTCTATACACCTAAGAATGGTGACTATTGGTTTGATAACGCAACTAATGCGTTACATGTTTGGTCTACCACTGCAACAAATTGGGTTGCTCCGCGATTAGCAGACTTAACATTCACTGGTAGCACCATAGAAACGTCTGGTGCAGATATGGTTTTGGCTACAAACGGTACAAATGCAAAAGTTACTTTTGCAGGTGATGTTGGCCCCGGTATTATTACTGCAAGTGCAAGTCAGAATCTATATATTGATCCGAGTTTAGGTGGCGGTGCCGATTTAATTCTTGTAGCAA